TAAAGCTCCAGCAGCTCCAGCAGCAGCTCCAGCAAAGGTAGAAGCTAAGAAAGACGCAGCTCCTGCAAAAACAGAAGCTAAGAAAGAAGAAAAGAAAGCAGAACCTGCTAAGAAGTAATATGATAGGGCTCTTCGGAGCCCTTTCTTTTGGCTAAAATTTCTGTAAACTTTTTGTCTCGGTAAGGCGTTATTATAGTATAGACCTGTAAAGGGGATTGATATGTTAATGAGGACACACCATGATACGCTCAGTAAAATTTATTCTACTGATCATAACGATAGCAATGACAAGTTTGGCAGCAAATGGGACCGAAACTATTGGGAAGCCCAAAGTTACCGTTGCCCAACCCCTGACTGCGACACAAAGCGGACGGGTCCGTGTAAGCGTCCAGCGGATAAGCAAGCCTAAGATATTTCAAGGCAAACCGCATAAGATTACTGCATTTGCTGATGACTGGGAAGACGACTTTCTCGAAATCGATGATATCATCACGACATATCGCCGAGAAGATCTACAGAAAATACACACTCATATCACAGACGATAACCCAGACGGTTTATCAGAATATATACAATGGCGACTGTTTTTGGCAAGACAGTTAGCATTAATGAAGTACAGACAAGTCCACGGTTGATTTGGTAAAACACACTCAAAAAACTATCAGATAATCGTTGACCTTGATAAATAAAAAGCGCATAATAATACTATGCGTACAAGGCATAAAACATTTTAGGCATAACATAGGAGGCATATAAAATGGCTACATTAGCAGAAATTCGTGCGAAACTTCAAGAAGCACAATCAAAGTCCACAGGACAATCAACAGGCGGCGGCGACAACGCAATTTACCCACACTGGAATATGCAAGAAGGCAAAGAAGCGGTTATCCGTTTACTTCCTGATGGCAACCCGAACAACACATTCTTCTGGGTAGAACGTGCAATGATCAAATTACCATTTGCTGGAATCAAAGGTGAAACAGATTCACGTCCAGTACAGGTACAAGTTCCATGTGTGGAAATGTACAATGATGGTACAGTTTGTCCAATCTTGTCAGAAGTACGTGGTTGGTTTAAAGATAAATCATTAGAGGAAATGGGTCGTAAGTATTGGAAGAAACGTAGTTACATCTTCCAAGGTTTTGTTGTTGAAGATCCGATCGGTGAAGACAAGAAACCAGAAAATCCAATCCGTAGATTTATCATTGGTCCTCAGATCTATCAAATTATCCGTTCAGCATTAATGGATCCAGAATTAGATGAATTGCCAACAGACTACCTTAAAGGTGTAGACTTCCGTATTGCTAAGACATCAAAAGGTGGCTTTGCAGACTATTCTACTTCTAAATGGTCACGTCGTGAACGTGCATTAACAGAAAGCGAAACAGCGGCATTAGCCAGTCACGAGTTGTTTAACTTGAGTGACTTCCTACCTAAGAAACCAACAGACGTTGAGTTGAAAGTTATGAAGGAAATGTTCGAAGCTTCTGTAGATGGCGAAGCCTATGATATGGAACGTTGGGGTCAATATTTCAAACCAGCTGGCATGAGCCAGAACACTGGTGATCCTAACAAACCTGCAGCGGTCAAAGCAGCACCAGTTGAAGATCAACTCGATGACGAACCAGCACCAGTAGCAAGTGCTCCGGCAGCCGCCGCAGCGCCAGCAGGTGATAACAGTCGTGCGCAAGATATCCTTGCCATGATTCGTAACCGTCAGAAGCAGTAAGACTAATATAAGAGTGTGGGGTAACTCACACTCTTTTTTCAACAGGGCAAAATAATATGGCAAAAGCATTTGATATTTCTAAATTTAGAAAGTCAATCACTAAGAGCATCGATGGTCTTAGTATTGGCTTTAACGACCCGACAGACTGGGTTAGCACAAACAACTTCGCATTGAATTATCTTATCAGCGGAGACTTTAAAAAAGGTATTCCACTTGGTAAGGTTACAGTATTTGCCGGTGAATCAGGTGCAGGCAAATCATTTATCTGTTCAGGTAATTTGGTTGCAAACGCACAAAAACAAGGTATCTTTCCAATCTTAATTGATACAGAAAATGCACTTGACGAAGCATGGTTACATGCTCTTGATGTTGATACCAGCCCAGAAAAGTTATTGAAACTTAATATGGCTATGATCGACGATGTAGCAAAGACTATTACAGAATTTGTTGCAGAATATAAAACAATGCCGGAAGATGATCGTCCAAAGATTCTTTTTGTTATTGACAGTCTTGGTATGTTGCTAACCCCAACAGACGTTAATCAGTTCCAAGCAGGTGACTTAAAAGGTGATATGGGCCGTAAGCCTAAGGCATTGACAGCACTTGTTCGTAACTGTGTTAACATGTTCGGCGCACACAATATCGGTCTTGTGGCAACTAATCACACATACGCTTCGCAAGACATGTTTGATCCAGATGACAAGATCTCAGGCGGTCAAGGCTTTATCTATGCAAGTTCAATTGTAGTGGCAATGCGCAAATTGAAACTTAAAGAAGACGAAGATGGCGATAAAACAAGTACAGTACAAGGTATTCGTGCCGCCTGTAAGATTATGAAAACTCGTTATGCTAAACCGTTTGAAAGTGTACAGGTTAAGATTCCTTATGAGACAGGTATGAATCCATATAGTGGACTGGTCGACCTGGCTGAAGCTAAAGGGCTGCTTAAGAAAGAAGGGAATAGTCTTGTCTACACTTCAGCTGACGGTGAAATAATTAAACAGTTCCGTAAGGCTTGGGAAAAGAATGAGAAAAATGGTCTTGATATTATGATGGACGATATTTCAAAACATGGCGAAATTACCGCTTCAGAGATAACTACTATTGTTGAACCTGAAACGGAGACCCAGGAATGAAAGAAGATTTAATTGCTGACATATGGACAGTGGTGGTAGAACATATATCAGAAAAGCAACGTAAAGATGTTGCAGCAGATTTTGTTAACACCTTAATCGATCACGGCGTCAAGGATTCGATCCTTGACAGTTTACTCGGAGTAGACCCATACCTTGATACAGCTATCGAATATGCAACCGATGGCGACGATTATAGTGAAGACGAAGAAGATTACGATTACAACGAAGACGAAGATTAATGAACTGGTACGATAAAGTTAGCAAGGATATTTCAAATATTCCAGCGGCTGTAGCATATTATGAAGCTGAGTTACAACAGGCTAAATTTGATTGCAAGGTTTCTGGAAGTTTAGAAAAGATTTCAGCAAATATGCCTGGCATAGTTGAAAATCGATTTAATCAGTTGCAGGAAATTGAAGGCATACTTGAGTACTTAAATATTGAACTTCGTAGACTTCGCAGTCAACACTTTCGTAAATATCTTGAAAACTATCAACGCTCTTTATCTTCGAGGGACTGTGAAAAGTTCGTCGAAGGTGAAGCAGACGTTGTAGACTTTGAAAAAATCATCAATGACTTTGCACTCTTAAGAAATAAATGGCTTGGTATTATTAAAGCCCTTGATATTAAGCAGTGGCAAGTATCAAATATTGTCAAACTCCGCACAGCCGGACTTGAAGACGCCACACTTTAAAATTTTCATTATCTGCGCAGATAAATATCTGCATGAAAAAGATCGTTTTAATCACTGGAGGATTTGATCCTCTGCATTCCGAGCACATTGCCTATTTCAAAGCAGCAAAAGAACTTGGGGATATCCTTGTAGTAGGAGTTAACAGCGATGAATGGTTAACTCGTAAGAAGGGTGCTCCATTTATGCCCTATCGAGAACGTGCAGCGATTGTACGTAACATTATAGGTGTAGACTTTGTTATTGATTTTGACGACAGCGATAACAGTGCTAAACGAGCATTATGGATGGTTCGACAGAGTTACCCAACCGACAAAATAATATTTGCCAATGGCGGGGATCGAACACACATCAATATTCCAGAAATGGATTTTAAAGATGACAATGTAGAATTTGTTTTTGGTGTAGGAGGCTTCAATAAAGCCAATTCCAGTTCGTGGATATTACAAGAATGGAAAGCACCTAAGACGGAACGCCCTTGGGGTTATTATCGTGTGCTACACGAAACCGCCGGTATGAAAGTAAAAGAACTCACAGTCAATCCAGGACAAAAACTTTCTATGCAACGCCATACTCATCGTGCAGAATATTGGATCGTTAGCCAAGGTCGAGCAGTTGTTAACAGTATGATGACCGGCGGATACTCGTTACCATCAACAGAATTGGCAAAGCACGAAGAATACAAAGTGCCAGTTAACGAATGGCATCAGCTGACCAATCCCTATGATGCTCCTGTAAAAATTGTAGAAATACAATATGGCGAGCAGTGTGTTGAAGAAGATATTGAAAGAAAGGAAATCCAATGAAAGATTGGATCTTTCTTAGCAAAGACGGCACTGATGAATACATAGAAAAACTTGCTCGATCCTGTGGTGGCAAAATTATATCCACAGACGATTTTGTCTACGAAGACTCAAACCAGCCCATTGTGTTACGTGGCATATTAAAACACAAAATAATGAAACGCTGTTGGGATGAAGGCCGTGATTTCTATTATATGGACACTGGTTATTTTGGCAACGAAGTTAACTCACAAAATCCCAATGGTTGGAAATATTGGCATCGAATCGTAAAAAATAATCTTCAACACGGAGAAATTATCAGTCGTCCTGATGATCGTTGGAAACGATTTAATAAAACATTAGCGCCATGGAAGAAAGATGGTCGCAAGATCTTAATTGCCAAACCCGACGAAAAGCCCTGTAAGTTTTACGGTATTGACCTTGAACAATGGACTCGTGCTACAGTAGAAACAATTAAAAAATATACAGATCGACCTGTAGAAATACGTGAACGTGCTCCTAAACGAATCGATCGTACAGTTAGTAATACGCTGAAACAGGCACTGGATGACGATGTATTTGCATTGGTGACGTTTAACTCTAATGCTGCTACTGAAGCAATTATGTATGGATACCCAGTGTTTGCATTAGCACCATGCAATGCTGCCAGTCCAGTGGCATCTAATGATCTAAGTCAAATTGAAAAACCCTACTACCCCGATCAAGATAAATTATATAGTTGGGCCTGTCACTTAGCCTACGGACAATTTCACAACGATGAATTGCGATCTGGTGCTGCATTGAATATGATACAAGGAAATTTATGAAAGTTTTTGTTGGATATGATCCACGTGAAGATATTGCTTATCGAGTATGCGAGTACAGCATTAAAGCCAGAAACGCCGGTGTTGAAGTTATTCCTCTCAAGCAGTCTGAACTAAGAGAAGCAGGCATTTATACCAGAGAGCCTGACGCTCTAAGCTCGACAGAATTTACATTTACTCGATTTCTTGTTCCTCATCTAACAGGCTACAGTGGTTGGGCAATTTTTGTTGATTGCGACTTTTTGTTTCAATGCGACGTTGAAGAAATATTCAAACAAGCCGACGATCGATATGCTGTCATGTGTGTAAAACATGATTACACTCCAAAAGAAGGCAACAAAATGGACGGCTGCAAACAAATGCCATATCCAAGAAAAAATTGGAGTTCCATGATATTATGGAATTGCGGGCACCCTGCTAATGCTGGTCTTATCCCCCAAATCATTAATAATGAAAATAACACCGGTCAATTTTTTCATCGATTCCAATGGCTAACTGATGACTTAGTTGGAGAATTGCTACACGAGTATAATTGGTTGGTAAACTGGTACCACGAGCCGCAAGACGGCAAGCCCAAGGCAATCCATTATACCGAAGGCGGCCCATGGTTTGAAAATTATAAACATTGTGAATACGGATATCAGTGGGCCGTTGAACACGCAGCAATGGTTGAA